CTGATTGAAGTATCTCATAAGCAAATTCAAACTGTTCATACTTTAATTCTTTAGGGATGATAGTGCCATCCAATGGGTTTACATCAAATTTTACATCATTTATTACTGTGTAGTTAATGTGAATTGGAGCATCCCAATTATCATCTCTACGTGGCCATGATAATGCCTGAGTATTAGAAGCTGCGTAACCAATCCAGTCAAATAGCATATCCAATTGACGAGTGGATTCGATTAAACAGGCCTCTAACGCTGAGTCAGCAGCCAAGCCCCAAGCGGTTCTATTATACGCACTAGCAAAATAAGCTTTTGACTCAGCTAATGAGCCATAAGAATTTGCTATACTAGAGCCTGGGGTAGCTTCGATTGTCATTATTTAGCTTTTGCTGTCGCTACTGGTGCTACTTCAACTACTGGGGCTGTCGCTACTGGTGCTACTTCAACTACTGGAGCTGTGGCTACAGCTGGTGCGACTTTAGTAACACTAGCTTGCAATGAGTCATTTCCTTTCGTGCTTGCTACATTTAGGGTCGTTGACTCATCGATTTCTGGAGCTTCAACTTCAACCATTGTCAATTCACATGCGTAATATGTGCATAAGATTGGGGCAATTAAAGCTGCGTCTGCAACTGATGCAGGCATTTCGCCACCAACAAACATATAGCGGTCATTGATAATTACATCTTTGCCAGCTTGTTCGCCAGTTAATTTAAATACTGCGTGAGATACTTTCATATTATTCCCCATTTATTAAATTGCCTCTAGAGAATTAACTCTAGAGGTTATGTTGAATTACAGATTAGTTAGTGATACCTGAAGCAGATGCAATACCTAACTCGCTGAATAGAGCAAAGCCGCAGTAGAACAAGACACGAGTAATTGACTCATCTTTCGTTTCTGATTCGCCGATTGATTTAACTTTGATACCAGATTCTTGTGAAGCTGTAAGACCTGAGATACCGTGAGATTCTGAACCATCATCGAATGTACCAGCAAAGATTGTAGTACAAGTATTCGTTGCACCTTGAGTTTGGTTAACTGGGATGAAATCATTACGGAAGATTGGAACACCGCGGTAATGAGGAACTTGACGACCACCAGGTAAAGTGATAACTTCATTAACACTCGCACCACCTAAAGCACGCAATAAACCCATGAATGCGCGGATTGTACGTGCTGGCATCATGAAATAGTCAACTTGACCATCTTTATCTTTTACCAAGTCCATCAATTGGTCCATGATATCGAAAGATAAAACTTGACCGTTGGTTTGGGGTGTAACTTTTTGACCAGCTGGAGTCAATGCTAGCAAACCAATAAATGTGTCTGCAGTACCGTCACCAGTAATCATATTATCTTGATATTTACGACCAAGAGATTTTGCTTTAGAAGCAACTTGTGCCGCTTGCTGATCAGTGTAATTTGAACGTGTAGCCTGGATTAAACCGTTAACTTCAGCATCACCAACGATAGTTGTAAGATTTGAAGTAACTTTTGTGAATGTTGCTGCCGCTTTAGCAGTAATTGTACCGCCAACACCTAAGAACTGTACATCACCCAAAGCGTTTTCACGATTGTATGATAATGCATTGCCTTCGATACCTGCGAAAGGTAAAAGGTCGTAGATTGGGTTAACTGTAACGATGTTTTCGATAACACCCGCAACTAACATGTCTAATGACAGTTTGGCGGATTCGACTAGGGTAACTGATGCCATGTTGATTCTCCATTAAGTGATTTGTTGAGTATTGGTCAACCACACCGTGGAGACGATTGATAAATAGATATAGACGCGGTCTACATTTATTTATTTACCGTATGTATATTTTAACTTAAAGGTTCTCGTATGTAAATAGTTATATTTAAGGATCCATGATACCCATGGACCCTAATATAATACTATCCAAGATGTTCCGTCCCAGACCTTGAGTGGTTTTAATGTATGGATTGGACCTCCACTATTTTCTACAGGCAATAGTTGCCAACTAAATCCATCCCAGTATCTCAATCTTTCTACAATATTTCCGCCACCAATCATCGCACTGTAAAAAGTATCAATATCAGTAAATCTATTAGCATTAATTACATAACTGGCTGAGGCATTGGCGACATAGAAGTTATTACTATTTACAAATAATTCTGGTGTTAACTGATAGTTGGCTGATACATCATGAGTATAGAATGTATCTGCATCATTATAGCGGACTGAATTGATTGAATTACTACTTGATACAGTAAGACCAAAAAACGTTTGTGCGTTATCAAATCTATTCGATGATATTGATTGAGGCGCACCATTTAATGAGACCGTCGCCCCGAAGAACGTCGGTGCATTATCGAACCTGTTACCAGATACATTTACAACTCCACGATTAACTGTCAGTGAGTAAACTGTTTGACTATTATCATATCGAGTTGCTGTTATAGTCTGTGGAGATGGTCCGTTTGATACTGTTAATGTGTAGAAAGTATCTAAATCATCATATCTGGTCGCAGCAATATTAACCGCGCCAACTGAGATTGATAACCCAAAGAACGTGTTAGTATTATCAAACCTAGTAGGCAATAATTTATACGTCACATTCTGAGTGAAATATGTTTGAGTATTGTCATAACGACTAGGTGTTACTGAATATTGACCAGATATCGCCAATGTATAGAATGTATCTACATCATCATATCGTGAACTAGATATACTCTGTGGACCAGAACCTAAAGACACTGCCAAGGTGTAGAATGTATCTGCATCATCAAAACGAGTTGCATTGATGTTAACTGGACCACGACCTACAGTGAAGGTGTAAGCTGTATCTGAGTCATCAAATCTAGTGGCTGAAACAGTGTAGGATGTTGAGACATTGTGAGTAAAGAATGTATTGGCATTATCAAATCGTGCGGCTGTTATTCCATACTGAGTTGATATAGTTGCAACATAATATGTCTCAGCATCATCGTAGCGAGTAGCAGATACATTCTGAGGTGACGCACCTTGACTAACAGTTAATGCAAAGAAGGATTCGGCATCATCGAATCGTGGGGCATTAATATTAACAGGTCCACGACCTACTGTAGCAGCAAAATAGGTTTCTGAATCATCGTAACGTGTAGCCGAAATCGTCTGTGGAGAGGCCCCTTGACTAACGGTTAATGTGAAGAAAGAGTTAGCATTATCAAATCTAGTTGCATTGATATTTACTAGGCCACGTCCTATTGTAGCTGCAAAATATGATTCAGTGTCATCGAACCTTGAGCCAGTAATTATATAGTTATTTGATACGGTTAAAGCATATATTGTATCAGCATCATCAAAACGAGTTGCATTGATGTTAACTGGACCGCGACCAATAGTAGTTGCGAAGAATGTCTCAGTATCATCAAATCGAGTAGCTGTAATTGTTTGTGGAGAACCGTTTTGAGACACTGTTAATGCAAAGAATGTTTCAGTGTCATCAAATCTAGTAGCAGTGACATTAACAACCCCACGACCAATAGTAGCCGCGTAAAAAGTTTCTGTATCGTCAAATCTAGTCGCCGTGATTGCCTGACCGCCACCGCCACCTGAAGCAGCTTTTAACTCTAGCGCAATACCTCCATGTTGGTCAGTAGCGTTACAGGTCATATCTACTGTGGTATCGTTATCAGCGCGATACTGCGTAAATAGTTTGTGGTAGCCTGTGTCTGCGGCTAGTCTGGTGAAGCCCGTACCGACGGTGTTAGTTGCTACCGTACCGCCGTGTGCGAAGGCGCCATAGGTAGCGTTACTGGATGAGCCAAAAGCCGCTAGCGTGACGGTAAGGGTCGAGACGGCAAACGTTTCATCTTTGTTTGTGACTGATTGAATAATCGCGCTTGCGCCGTTATCAGATGGCAATCCACTTAAATCAACATCGGTAAATTCATCAATTACCCAATCACAATGGGTTTGACTTTGACCGCCAAAATCAATCGTGTGCGTGCCTGTGTATGCGCTTGTTGATGCGCGTCTAAACGTACTGATTCTTTTTTGAGAAGGTGCGCCTGTATCAAACTCAATGCTGTTTACCAATGTCCAACCTGGGATTGTTGGATTGTTTGGTGTCACGCTTGAATTCATTCTGCTTGTAACAGTCAACAATGCAAGTTTGTTTGCAGATAATGTGACTGAGGCAGTGGTGAAGCTCGTCCCACCTACCGCGTCTGAGCCTGTAGTGATATTGGCGGCTGTAATCGCCGCGCCGCCGCCCGCATTAGCAACGGTAGCGCTATAAAACGTGTTTGAGCTTGTGAATAGACTAGCGGTTACTGTCTGAGAGCCTGAGCTAACCGCGAAGAAGTCATCATCTACGACTAGACCTGCGGGAGAGTCCCACCAGTCGGATGCCCCACTTATTCCACTAGGTAAATCAATACGTGGGAACTTTACCGCCATTTAAAATCCCCTAACCGTGGATAATCTTGCCTTGCCCTTTAACCGTACCTGTAGAAGTAGCGCTTGAAAGCATCATGCCGAATAAGCAACTATCATTAGGTATTTCAGATAAGCTTAGAGCAGCCCAATCAAATTTCTCAAATCTATTTGCAATTGGCACACTCATTGTTGCACGATTGCGTGTTGCCGTTACACCAAATGAACCTGCTGTAGCGGTTGATGCTGATAACGTAACGCTATTTACACCACGAATAAATCTACCGTTTACAGCACTAATTAATTGCCGACATTGACTAGCTGCAATCGCTGTACCGCCAACTGCAATAACTGCCAAGTTACCAGTTGAACCATCATCATAAGTTACGTTTACAGTAGCATTAGAAGCAGTAGCACCTGTAGCTGTGTACCACTCTAAAAACCACATCACATCAGAGTAGTTACTATCACCACGCCTTGCAGCAGGTATAGCACCACCGGCATTTATCGTGCTTAAATCAATACCTACAGTTTGTGCGGAAGTAATGTTACCGACCAGACCGCCCATGTGGGCAAGCCTGTCGTGGATTTCTAAGTTAGTATTTGCTGTACCACATAATAAATCGTGATAGCCTAAGTATGATGTTGCTGGCGCTGTTTGATTATCAAATCCTAATGCACCAGTTAAAGCCTTAGTACAATAAGCCGCAGCAGCAGGTATCGCACCTTGAGCTGGAATACCTGTAGCGCGCCATAACGAGCAATACTGTCCAACAACCTGAGTAGCTAGTGAGGCTTTATCCCACACAATACGATTGTTGTTATTTGCTAACCCGTCAATAATACCGTCACGTGTTGTTATCATATCACTAATTCCAAATAAGTTGCATCAAAACCACCTGCATCTTGGTCAAGAATATATGTTGTCGTACCATCTAAACTATTTACCATTCCAACAATACTATACTCTAGTGGAAATGATTCATTAAATGGCGTTAACACTCTATACTTACCTGCAGGCAATCCTTCTGTGACAGTTACAGCTCCATTCAATATCTGATTGGCTCGACCTACAGCTAATACACCTGCAACTTCTAATGCATTAACTCCATCGATAGTGGTTTGGTCGCATAAATCAATCTCTTGAGCCTGTTCTAACTTGAATAAATAAACTCTAATGGCAGGTGAACTGTCCCCTGCGGCCAATATTGTAGCGGTCTCATTAACCGAAAACAAATTTAAAAATTGAAGTTTAGAAACTATCATCGATTAAAGCTTAAATATACCAGATGCGTTCCAAGTAACTGTGATGTTACCGCCGTTAGGTGTAACAGGTAAACCCGTCATACCTGTATCGAGGTATGCAATCAATGGCCAGGTAGTATTTGCACCAGCATTTTTACGATATAACACGATTGCCTCAGCACTCGCACCTGTAACCGCTGGAAACGTTAAATCAGTACCATCAAATATACCATCAACCTGAGTCTTAGTTAAAATCTCTTGGTCAGTACCTACGATACCTGATAGTGAACTATAGAATTGATGTGTGTCTGAGAACGTATATGTTCCAGCATCAACTAAAGCAGCGTAAACGCCTGTTGTGCCTTCAGCTGAATTTAGAAGGTTATTTGCTGTACCTTTTAAAATCTCTTGTTTAAATTTTGAGTAGATTGCATTTGACATAATTAAGTCCTTTTAATTTAAATCATACCACAAATCATTAATCCGTGGGTTTATGGGGGGTGTTACTGATATAGTTATTCTAGGGTTATTAGCTATTTCAGCTAATAGACTGATAATTGTATATTGAGTTGACGCCAAAATCTTCTTAGCTTGATTTGAAGCTATTACGTTATCCTGACCAGTGACCTTTGTAACTGGATTATTTTGGATAATTTTTATCATCTGGTAATTTCACGAGTTATGTTAAACGTACCTTGAACTAGTCTAGTTACCACTAATCCATTTACTAACTCTATATCATAATATCCAAATAGTGTTGGGTGGTCTGAACCAGTATCTGGCACTGTAAGTGCAGACATTACACTTGCTGCTATAAGTATTTGCACAGTACCTAAAGCGCCACCTAGAATAATTCCGCCATTTGCGGTTGTTAAATCTAATATTGGGGTTGAGGCGCCATAACTATCTCTGACTTGCATACGGCCAGTCATTCCAGTTAAGTCAATAGGTGTTACTCCATCCGGAGCTAGATATGTCAGCGTTTCATTGAATGTTACGCCTTGTTCAGCTATAAAGTTGTGTGTAGCTGCCGCCATATCAATCCTCGTGAACCTTTATATTTACTTTACTGAGATATTTTACTATATAGGTTCTCGTATGTACAACTTTATTTTTAAGGATCCATGAATTCCATGGACCCCTAATTTACTATGCGCGTTCAGCTAATCCTTGAGCAATTTTATCTTGTGCAGATAATGCTTGACCTTGACCATTAACTTTACCTCCACCTTTTGCGCCAGAACCTGTAGACTGTACAAATAAGTGTGGTGCAGATGTTTGCAATGATTTCGTCCATTCTTCGATAGTTAGTGAGTTAACACCATCTTTACCGTAAATGATTTTATCACCATCCATTGCAACTGCTTTTCCATCAACGATTTTGAAGATTGTTTTAGCACGTAATAAAACATCATCTGCCGCTTCAGGTAATACTGAATTTTTGATAGCATTAGCACGAACTTGATTATCGATAATTAATACGGATAACTGAGATTTAGTCGTATCTAACTCAGACGTTTTAGTTGTGAGTTGAGTATCATAATCTTTTTTCATCGCTGCAACACGTTCAGCAACTAGTGTATCAACATCACCTTTAGCAATTAATTCTTTTTCACGTACTTGACGAGCCAAGTCTGATGCAGCTTTAGCCGCTTCAATATCTACACCGTCATAAGATTTTAACTTATTCGCTAGTTCAATATTGTTTGTGCGGAACTCATCTAATTTTGATTTTTCGACTAAACCTTCAACGGCTACACGGAATTTACCTGTAGTTTCGTCTTTAGCATATAATGCTGCGATCGGTGCATCTAATCCATCAAGTGTATCTAAGGTTGCTTTTAAAGCCATGATATTTCTCCATTTTAATTATGGCGCCACTGGCACCGTTGGGTTTGCTGGTACAGTCGTTGTAACAGCGGTAATTGCAGCGATTTCCTCTGCATCAGTACGAGTAGGTGAATACATTTCACCTCTTCGTAAATTATATACAAACATCTCTTTACTAATTAATCCAGCAAGATATGTTGCAGTCAATTCTTTGAGTTCAGCTGGTGATACACGATTATCAACGAACTCTTTTTGTAATTGTACAGATACTTCGACTGGGTCTAAACCCATCATCATCGCAGCAGTCTTATACACCTTGTTTAGCAAGGCTTCAATTGACCGTACGATACTGCTTAAGTTAGCCGTTTCAGATAAGTGTCTAATTCGCACTGCATCTGCGGCCTCTGAACCTCGACCACTATTATCTAGTAGTCGTGAACTTAATGATGCAAGTTGTGATTGTTTTTCAACCATTGCTTTTTCAAGACTTAATAGACCTTGACCAGTAAATTCAAGATACTTAGCGTCCCCGCCCATAGGTAACACCCAAGCTGTTTTTGAACCAATATGCAATTTTGAGCCTGCATCTACACCCATTACAACAGGCGTTGGTAAACTTGTGAAGTGACGTCCATGCTCTAAATCAGCACTTGTTCGATAATGTGATAAGTTAATATCTACGATATCAAGTACTGGTGACTTCTCTACCTCTACATTAAGGCCAGACGGTCCCACGATGAAAAATGGAATAAACGTCATGGGCCGTCCCATAATGTTCGGGTAGAGAGTCGACCCTATTTTCTCGCCTTTTTCGTTGAATAGGTTAACTTCAAACTGACCATTAACCATACGTAATTCGCGATACTGTTCTTGTTCAACGAGTTCATATTTGTCATCTTTACTAGGGACATATGTTTCCTCTTTGAGTACTACAAACTCTAATTCACCGAGGCTATTTACACCCCAGTTTACGATACATTCTGCATCATATGTTGCTGCAACTGGCTTGCCCCCGGCAACTGGCATATCTACAAACACGCCGTAACGTCCTTGAAGCAATACTTCTATAAGTGAATCGGTATATAACTCATAAAACTCTAATCCAGAGTCTTCAACAAAGTACGAATCCATTCTTGCAGGATGCTTTAAAACTGGAGGCTTAGTAATTGCTAATCCAACCATGCCCATAACTGATTTTGATGTGATTGAGTAAAATAACGCACGTAACTTATATGCTTTATACTCTTCATTTGACTGGCCACCTAGTTTCGGCAGATATTTCTGTCCACCTGCATGCACTGCATCCTGACCATCGAATGCATCTTCACATTTTTCCCAGTTACTAATATTCTCAGCGTATTGTGGGTGAACTGACTTATGTATTGGCATTATTAAGCTCCAGTAACTTCTATTGTAGCTGCAACACGTTTTGTTTGCAGTAATTTATATCGAATAACGTCCCAGAAGTGATCCTCACCTGTAGTAACAATATCCTCAACCTTTATCGGGTCGTTCTCTAAGTTAGGAATCGTCCTAACTACGTTTGAACAACTTGCGAAAATATATATTCCAGGTCTCTCCATTGGTCGCTCTAAACTTGCTTGCAACCTTTGTCTCATCAACCCAACACCTATAACCCGGCTTCCAGCAGTCTTGTCAGACCTAATATATTTTACGTGTATTGCCATATCATCGGCAATACTTGTTTTACCTGGCTCACTCGTAAATATCGAATTATCTGCTGGACCCGGCTCAACTCTACCCTTGTAACCGTTCTCGTTTTCCATCTCTTCGATTCTACGACCCTGCTCCGTCGCCGGAAGCTTTAATCCTTCATATTTATGGTTTGCAATATATAACTCAGCAATTATAAATATTGTACCCTTTGGAACCCAACACAAATTATTGTTGGCATCCATAAACTCTTCCCCATCAGCCTCTGCGAATAGCAATGCAGCCGCCGGAGCACTTGACCCATAGTCATAACCTCTACTAATATTCCAAGTGTGAGGTATATTAAACGGCACAACCACATGTGTCTTCGTACTCCACAAATCAGCGAAGCCACCAGTACTAAGTGACTCCCAGTCACCCTCCAACATAGCCTGCACCAACTGTGATGAGCCCATACCTTTGACCCGTTGCGCATACTGTGGGTCGTTTAGCAATAATATCTTATTATCTGATAGCCGCGCTGATACATAAGTCCGCAGCATGCTACCTTCATCCTCTGGAGCCATCCACACGCCACGTTTAACCTGGTCAACGAAGTTACTCTTGAAGTAATGGTGTCCAACGCCTCCAGGGTTACTGGTGTACAATATCCTTGGAAACATGCCCTTCCACTCATCTGGCACACTCATTGAACCTAGTCGAACACGACTTCTTAAAAACCTTACCATCATCGGTGTAAAATGAGTTGCCTCATCAATTATCAGAAATCCAATCTGAGC